TCTATAAAGCAAACCGCCGTAGATTGTAAAGAACTTTTGGTGGAGCGCCAAAGGTTAGAACAGATGGTTAAAGAACTCAACACCAATGGAGAAATCGAACAAGACCAAGACTACTCAGGGGGATTCGCAGAAAAATTCTCAAAGTAATCCTAGCGGACTTATATATTGGGATGATTATAATTTCGAAGGGCAAAACAATACAGTCTCTAATGTAAAAGTTGAGTTTAATATTATCTGACTTATTGTTGTCAAGATGGCCTATAAGAACAAAAAAGACCAAGCACTAGCAGCGGCTAGACACTATCAAGCTAATAAAAAGAAGATAGTTAAGAGGAGTTCTTTAAGGAATAAAAGGCAACTTGCTGTTAATAAAGAATTCGTTAACAGGGTGAAAGGTATGTTTGGCTGTTCTGATTGTGGCGATAAAAACCCCGTAATACTAGATTTTGATCATGTCGTTGGAGTCAAGAGGGCTAATGTTTCTGATATGGTTTCTCACTATTACTGTCTAGAAACAATAAAAAAAGAGATTAGAAAATGTGAAATAAGGTGTGCAAATTGCCATCGTAAAAAGACACACGAAAGAAGAACGCACCAGTAGCTCAGTTGGATAGAGCATCTGCCTTCTAAGCAGACGGTCACAGGTTCGAACCCTGTCTGGTGTACTAATTAAATTTATAATTATGCCTGATCTTATTTGCAAGAAATGTAAAACAGAGAAGTCTGTAAGAAGCCTCACCATGAAAATTAAGGATGGTAGCGTTTACTACCCAGAGGGTCAGTGTGATTGTGGTGAACAGATGAAAATTAAAAACCCTAAAGAAGGAGTGCCTTCATTGGGTAGAATGAACTCACACGGACAGAGTTATTGATGTCTAATTTAATCGACATAGAAGGTTATGAATCTAAGGGGATTAAGATCGACCCTAACGGTAAAGAGGGAGAAGCTATCGAACTCCACGGGTTACTCGTGGTTTTACCAAAGAAACCGCGCAAATCGGAAATTCTCTTCCATGACCAACCAAAGAAGTTGCAGTTGTGGAAGCGTATCTCTATGCCAGAAGAAATGCGTAGGGTGCGCAGTATGGATGAGTGGTTCGAGAAACCTTCCGAGTTTCGATCAAAGTTTCGTTTATACATCGAGAAAGAGTTTCAGCGTAGGCGTGACGGTGTATGGTTTTACAATAATGGGGTCCCTACGTATATTACAGGGAGACACTATATGTTTTTACAGTGGTCTAAAATTGATATCGGATACCCATCATACCTTGCTTTCCAAAGAGAGATCTTCCTTCACATGGCTGCTTGCGAAGCTGATCCCCGTTGTTTCGGTCAGCTATATACTAAGTGTCGTCGTTCTGGCTACACTAATATATGTTCTGCTGTACTTGTTGACGAGGCTAGTCAAGTTAAAGACAAGCTTCTTGGTATTCAGTCGAAGACTGGTAAAGACGCTCAGGAAAATATTTTCATGAAGAAAGTAGTAGCTATATTTCGTAGCTACCCATTTTTCTTTAAACCAATACAAGACGGTACCACAAATCCTCGTATGGAATTGGCCTTTCGTGAACCATCTAAACGTATAACAAAAAACAATAAAACGTCCTATGTTGGTGATGCGTTAAACACAGTGATAAACTGGAAGAACACAACCAATAACGCATATGACGGAGAAAAGCTTCACATGATGTACTTGGATGAGGCGGGCAAGTGGGAGAAACCCACTGACATCAGAGAGGCTTGGAGGATTGAAAGGACTTGTCTAATTGTGGGAAGGAACATTATAGGAAAGGCTATTGTCGGTAGTACTGTAAACCCTATGAGCAAAGGGGGGAAGGAGTATAGAGGGGTATGGAATGATTCAGATCCTAACGAAAGAAATAAAAACGGTAGGACTCGATCTGGATTATACAGGATATTTATCCCAGCCTACGAAGCCCTAGAGGGTTTTTTTGATGTTTACGGAAATTCAATTATTGCTGATCCTGACCAAAGCGCACAGATACAAGGTATAGATGGGGATCTCATTTTATCAGGTAGTAAAACTTATTTAAAAAATGAAAGAAACTCTTTTAAGGATAATCCTTCTGAGCTGAATGAGGTTACCAGGCAGTTTCCTTTTACTGAGGACGAAGCATTCAGGGATAGTATTGAGGGGAGCCTTTTTAATATAGGTAAGATATATCAGCAGATAGAGCACAACGATGAGCTGTACCCCAACCCCGTAGTTGTAGGAAATTTCACATGGCGGGAAAAGGATAAGGAGGTTGTTTTTTCCCCTACTCCTAACGGGCGATTCAGGGTTTCCTGGATGCCAGACCCAGCTGAACGAAATGTAATTAAAACCGAAAGAGGGAAGAAGGTCCCTCCGTTTCCAGACTATGGTTGTGGAGGAGTTGACTCATATGATTTAGACGCTACTGTAGATAATAGGGGATCAAAGGGAGCCCTTCATATGTACAATAAATTCAGTATGAATAGGCCGTCTAATATGTTTGTTGTTGAGTATGCCTCTCGTCCAGACTTAGCCAGTATCTTTTATGAGGATGTTTTGATGTGCGCTTTTTATTATGGGTACCCTATACTAATAGAGAACAATAAGTACGGTATAGCTAGACACTTTGAGTCGAGGGGTTATGACGGTTACCTTCTAGGGAGGCCAGCACACCTTATGAGCAGGACAGCTCCTAACTCAACGGTAAAGACAAAAGGCATACCATCTAACTCTCAGGATGTTATTCAGTCACATGCTCAGGCTATAGAGTCATATATTCACGATTACGTAGGTATAAATTATGAGACAGGGGAGGTTGGAAATATGTACTTTAATAAAACCTTAGAAGACTGGATTGGATTTAAGATAGACAAAAGGACCAAGTTTGACTTAACTATTAGTTCTGGGTTGGCCTTACTTGCTGCTCAGAAACCAAGGGAGAAAAAAGAAGTTACTTTTACCGATAAGGTGTTTTTCAGGAAATATAAGGTCTAGCAGCTATTTCTTATATTTGCAAAATATCGAGTGTAGTGCCAGAAAAATATGAATTATACAAACAGTAATAGTAAGAGTTCTTTTCCTGATCCACTGGCTAATACAGACACAAAAAAAACCAAGGAGTATGGAATTCAGTACGCTAAGGCTATTGAGTCTCAGTGGGGCAAAATGAGCAGCTCTAGTTCTTTGTTTGGTAAGAGAAATATCATCTTTAATAAAAGTCGTGATTATGCCAACGGAACTCAGAGCACAGATATATACAAGAAGCTTCTTAGGTCAATAAACCCAACGGATGGTGATGGAAGTTTAATGAACCTGGATTACACTCCAGTTCCTGTATTGCCCAAGTTCGTTAGGATTGTGGTTAACAAGATACTTTCTAGGGCTCCATATCCTAATTTAGAAGCTGTCGATCCCTTGTCCTCTTCTGAGAAGAATAGAAAGAAAAGGAAGGTAGAGATACAAATACAGCAAAAAGAGCAGTTGCTTAAACTTAAGCAAAGCACTGGCGTTGTTCTTGATATTGATCCAGAACAGCTTCCAGACTCGGAGGAGGAATCTGAGATATTCTTAGGCACTAATGTAAAGACAGATGCTGAGATAGCAGCTCAGATTGGTACAAACCTAACACTCTCTTGGAATAATTTTGTTGATGGTACTTTCAGACGTTGCGTAAACGATCTTGTCGCCTTGGGTATGTCCGTTGTGAAACGATCTAATGACCCTAACGAAGGGATTAAGACCGAGTATGTAGATCCTGTTAACTTTATCCATAGCTACACTGAAGATCCAAGTTTCAGTGATTTAATATATGCGGGCCACGTAAAGACAATATCTATACAGGAGCTTAAGCGTCTTGCTGGTCACGATCTAAGTGAAGATGACTTTAAGGAGATAGCAAATTCATCTAAGGGTAGTCACGGCAATGACTCCAATTCTCTACATAAAAGCTCTTACAATAGCTCTTCTATGCGGACGGATTATGGCTATGACCAGTACATGGTTGAGGTGCTAGATTTTGAGTTTATATCGGTTGACTGTATACACTTCGAAGAGAAGGAAAATAGGTTTGGTAATACAAATTTCTTTATGAAGGGATTTGAGTATGAAGAGAAGCAGGGTAGTGTTTACGATAGAACACCTCATAAAATGGAGGTGTCTACTGTTTATAGCGGTAGTTATATTTTAGGTGCTGGGAAGATATTTAATTATGGGATGACTAAAAACATCCCAAAAAACATTCACGACTTATCCAAGTGTACACTCTCTTATTCTGTTACCGCGACTAACATCAATAACATGATGCCCAAGTCTATGGTAGATAGCTGTACAGGTTTCGCCGATATGCTTCAGTTGACTCACCTTAAGATCCAGCAATCCATAGCTAAGGCTAAGCCAGACGGTTTAATTATTGATATCGAGGGCTTAGAAAACGTACAGCTTGGCAAGGGTGGGGAGCTTCAGCCTCTCGAACTTCACGACATATACGAGCAGACTGGGGTTTTCTATTACAGAAGTAAGAACCCAGAGGGAGGTTTTCAGAATCCTCCAGTTAGGGAGATAGGCAATAGTATCCGAAACATTAACGAGCTCATCGGGCTTTACAACCATTACCTTAGAATGGTAAGGGATGTGACTGGTATAAACGAGATGATGGACTCCTCTACACCAAAGGGTGATACACTAGTAGGTGTTCAGCAGCAGGCAATATCGGCTGGAAACAATGCCATATATGATATTACCGACGCGTCTATGGTTCTATTTAAAAAGGTTTGCTCTGATATCGTTAAGTGCTTGCAAATCCTACCTAAAGATTCGGTTATTTATTCTTCCTATGCCAATGCGGTGGGTAGAGAAAACATGTCGATACTTTCTTCCTTTAATGACCTACCTATGTACAATTTTGGTGTGCAGGTTGTTAAAGAAATGGAGGATAAAGACAGGGCTTATCTAGAGCAAAATATTCAAATATCTATTCAGCAAAAAGAGCTTGATATAGAGGATGCTATTGCTATACGTCAACTCAAGGATGTTAATCAAGCTGAAAGACTCTTGGTTATTAGGAGGAAGAAACGTATTGCACAGCGTCAGCAAATTGCTATGCAGAACTCTCAGCAGCAGGCTCAGATTCAACAGGCGTCTGCTCAATCTACTTCTCAAGCTAAGATGCAGGAGATGCAAGCCCAGGCTCAAATAGACGCTCAGAAAATGCAGTTAGAGGTTCAGTTAGATAGCCAACTGGAACAGATTAAACATCAGTTCAGGAAAGAAATAGAAATGATAAAAGCACAGGCCATCTTGGGTGTTAGATCTGACGATCAAGACTTTAAAGAAAAGTTGGAGGTATTGAAGGAAAACAGGAAAGACGAGAGAGTTAAGAAGCAGGCTGTTGAGCAGAGTAAACTTATATCTCAGAGGTCGGGAAAGAGAGGAGAGATACAAGAGGGGTTTTCTAATTTAGGTAATATTTCAAACTCATTATTAGAATAACATGGGACAAAAAGCTAATTTAGATATATCAGAAAAGCTTGATATAACGTGCAGAAGGGGCGATTCTTTTGAGCTGCTGTTAAATATAAAGGATAGTGCTTCGGTAGCTCTCCCTTTAGTTACTGACAGTTATACATTCTTATTTCAGATTAAGTCTGTAAGTAGAGTGAAAACCTCTAACCCTAAAGCTTCTCCTTCAAAGAGGGTTCTTATTGCAGGATCTGCTTTAAGTGAATCCAATAGGGTTGCTTCGAGGACTGATGGTTTAGTAGAAGAAGCAGAGATATCTATTTTCTCATTTGTGGATGCTGACGATTTAGGGAATGTTACTTTAAAGGCTAGTGCTCAAGGGACATCGACCCTTCCTGTTGGTAGATTTTTTTATGACTTGCAATATAAAGTTGGTGATAAGACAACGACTATATTAAGAGGTGGATTCTCGGTCAAAGAAGATATATCAACGGCGGTATAATGGCAAAAGTAACAGTAACTTTAGAGAAAGGCACTAAGGGAGATACTGGTGCTCAAGGAG